TGTATGGACTATGGGGTGATCGCAGTTCAGAAGCAATTTATCGGTTCGATGCACTATGAAGTGTATACAAGAGATTTTGGCAACCAAACAGGCACTTATATTTGCACTTTGGACAATTATCACTCCGATGTGGATGCTGTTGACTACTCAACCAGTGAACAACCTGCAGAACATAAGTCTCATAACCTCTTAGAACTGGATAATGGGCAGTTTTGTCTCTATCCAAACAACAGAATGAGGATTTACGACAACAGTATTACTCCAGAAACACCAAAAGTGCCCGATTTTAAGGTTTCAACAGTGTATTATCAAGTTGAAAACGGTCATGATCGTGATGGATTGGGTTCAGAAGAGAATTATTTTTGGAAAACAGCAAAAGAACGCAACGAAATCGAAGAAAAAGAGGAAAGAAAACCGTTTGAACCAAAAACAGGCAATGTAGACATCAATATTGAACCAGAATTAGGATGAAACACGTAAAAAATGCTCACATGGGTACACATTTACTCGTTGAAGTGTATAATGTGCCCTTTGATAAGTTAAATGATGCGGAAAAAATTGAACAAGTGTGCGTTGATGCCTGTAAAATTGAAGGAATAGAGGTTTTAAACACTTATACTCATAAATTTGACCCTTATGGAGTAACTGTCAATCTGACTTTAGGTGAAAGTCACCTTTCTTGTCACACTTGGCCAGAAAAAAGTTGTGTTGCGTTCGATATTTTTACTTGTGGATCGAAAAATCCACGTTGTGTTGCCTTTTGGGTACTTGAATACTTTGATACAGATGATTATGTGATGAATGATTATGCAAGATAGGGTATAAATAAATCTAAAAGCATTAATAATGGCGATTCAACGCAAATCAAGAGCATTTAAGGATATCAGTCTGTCTTTCACACCACATCCAGTGACGAAAGACCTACCAATTCTTGCGAATGAGAGAGCAATCGTCAGATCAGTGCGTAATTTAGTCGAAACTATACCAACAGAGAGATTTTTTGACTCATCTATAGGTACAGATATACGTGACTCTCTCTTTGAAAACTTTGAACGCTCTACTGTAATGATTATTGAAGATCAAGTACGTGAAGTGCTTGATAACTTTGAACCAAGAGTTTCAGATGTGGGTATTAAAGTCGATGCAGACCCAGATAGTAATGAATTTGAAGTCACTGTATTCTTTGAGATAGTGGGATTAGATGTTCCACAACAGTCATTTACCTTTTTATTAGAACCAACGAGATAATATGCCCTTTACTCAATTTACAAATTTAGACTTTGATGATATCAAAGTACAAATCAAAGATTTTCTTCGCTCAAACTCTAATTTTACAGATTTTGATTTTGAGGGTTCTAATTTTTCAGTCTTAATTGATACTCTTGCTTATAATACCTATATTAACGCATTTAATGCAAATTTGGTTGCGAATGAGTCTTTTTTAGATTCTGCAACAGTAAGAGAAAACGTTGTATCTCTTGCCCGTAATATCGGTTATGTACCCCGTTCAAAAACCGCTGCAACAGCGTCTATTAAGATAAGTGATATAAACTTAGGTACAACAAATGCAAGCACTCCAAGGTTCTTAACACTTCGTTCTGGTCTTGTTTGTGTTGGTGCATCAGAAAATACAACATATCGATTCTCAATAACTGATGATATAACTTCTACAAGGGTAATTGATATAAATGGAGTTTCTTTTGCACAATTTGATGATCCAATCACTGTTTATGAAGGAACATCACTAATTCGTGTTTATAATGTTGATACTTCTATTAAACAACGTTTTATAATCGATAGTCCAAACATTGACAGTTCAACTTTAAGAGTATTTGTATCAGCACAAAGTGATACATCTATTGGAAGAAAATATTCAATGGTTGATAATATTTTAAATATTAATAAAAATTCAGAAATATATCTTGCACAAGAAGTACAAGACGAAAAATATGAAATTTTATTTGGCGATGGACTTTTTGGTAAACCACTTGAAAACAAATCAACAATCACTGCAAGATACATCGTTACTGATGGTTTTGATGGAAATGGTGCAACTAATTTTAGTTTCCAAGGAACATTTACAAAGAGCGATGGAAATATATTTACCCCTTCAGATAGTATCAACATAACCACTGTTACAAACGCTTCAAACGGTGCTGATGTTGAAGATGTGTCTTCTATTAAGTATTTTGCTCCAAGACTTTACTCAGCACAATATAGAGCAGTTACACCAAGAGATTATGAGGCAATAATTCAAGATATTTTTCCAAAAACTGAGTCAGTTGCAGTGATTGGTGGAGAAGAATTAGACCCTCCAAAGTTTGGTCAAGTTCAAATTAGTATTAAACCCAAAGGTGGTACTTATATATCAGATTTTGATAAAACACAGATTAAAAATAAACTAAAGAATTACGCTATTGCTGGTATAAATTCTGAAATTGTAGACTTAAAAATACTATATGTAGAAATAAACTCTACAATTTATTATAATACTTCACAGATATCTTCACCTAACAATTTAAGAACAGCAGTGGTGAATGGGTTAAATGAATATGCTAATAATATTGAAATTAATAAATTTGGTGGAAGATTTAAATATAGTAAAATAAGCACTCTTATTGATCGTATTGATAATGGTATTACGTCAAATATAACAAAGGTTATTATCAGAAGAGATATGAAAGCATTGTTAAATCAATTTGCACAATATGAATTGTGTTTTGGTAATCGTTTTTATATCAATCCTGCAGGTTATAATATTAAAAGCACTGGTTTTACAGTTTCTGGTTCAAATGAAACTGCATTTCTAACAGATGTTCCAAATAAAGATGCTGCGGGAAATCTTGATGGATCAATGAAAGGGACTTTAAGTGTAGTTTTTAAAAATCAAAGAGATAATCAACAAATATTAATAAAAGATGCAGGTATTGTTGATTATAAAAAAGGTGAAATTATATTAAATACAATCAACATAACATCTACAGCATCACAAAATAATATTATTGAAGTTCAAGCGTTTCCTGAGTCAAATGATGTGGTAGGATTAAAAGACTTGTATTTAAGTTTTGACGTTTCAAAAAGCACAATAAATACGTTTAAGGATGTAATCGCTTCGGGTGAAGATGTTTCAGGTGTTGTATTTACAAGAGATTATTATACCTCTAGTTACTCGAATGGAGATTTAGAGAGGAAATAATTTATGTCACAAATTGACAAAAGAATAAAAGTCAATACTATTATTGAGAATCAATTGCCAGAATTTTTGGTGACTGATTTTCCAAATGCCACTGAGTTTTTAAAGCAATATTATATTTCACAAGAATTTCAAGGTGGACCTAGTGATTTAATTACAAACTTTGATCAATATCTTAAGTCTGATAATTTAGTTCCTGAAGTTGTTACTGGTACCACAAGTGTTTCATCAGATTTTTCAGAAACTGATACTACAATAACAGTTCCAAGTACAAAAGGATTTCCTTCAGAATACGGTCTTCTAAAAATAGATGACGAAATAATATCTTATACTGGTATCACATCTACATCTTTTACAGGATGTATTCGTGGGTTCAGTGGAATATCAGGTTACAATGTTGGTGTATCTTCTTCATTACTTGAAATTAATAGAGAAAATTTAGTTTTTGAAAGCACATCTGCAACATCTCATAGTTCTGGTAGCACAATCACCAATTTATCAGTTCTATTTTTACAAGAATTTTATAAAAAACTTAAAAGAACATTTTTACCAGGTTTAGAAGATAATGATTTTGATGTAAATTTAGATGTAGGAAATTTTGTAAAATTTGCTAGGTCATTTTACCAGTCAAAAGGTATAGAAGAATCTGTAAGAATTTTATTTAAAGTATTATATGGTGTTGAGTCAACTATTCTTGATCTTGAGGGAAATTTAATAAAACCCTCTGGAGCAGAATTTATACGAAGAGAAGTAATTGTTGCTGATTTAATTTCATCTACAGGAGATCCACAAAACTTAGTTGGACAAACAATATTTAAATCAACAGATACCTCTACAAATGCATCAGTATCTGAAGTTGAAATTTTAAAAAGAGATCAAAAAACATATTATAAAATTTCTTTATTTGTTGGATTTAGTGATCGTGACTTAATTGAAGGTGTTTTTACTGTACCAGGCAAAACAAAAGCACTAACAGATGTTGCAGTTAATGGTGATGTTATATCAGTAGACTCCACAGTTGGGTTTGGTGTAACAGGAACTTTAATTAGTGGACAAAATAGCATTGATTATACATCTAAAACAATTAATCAGTTCTTTGGATGTACAGGTGTTGGTGTTGAAATAAACACTGCTGATGATATTAGATCAAATGAAACTATTTTTGGATATGAGGATGGTGATCTGTCAAAAAGAGTTGATCTTAGAATAACAGGAGTTCTTTCTGAATTAGTTCCAATATCTGATATAAGTCTTGTAAATGAGGGAGAAAATATTTTTGTAAAAAATGTTGGTGAAAAAATTAAGAATGATAATTCAAATTATAAGGAAGTATTTGCTAATTCTTGGAAATATAATACATCATCGAGATTTCAAGTTGATATTGTTGGAACAACTTACACATTAAGAGCACCTATTGATAAATCTAATCTAAAAGTTGGAGATACGTTTCATATTCTGAAAAGAGAACAGCAAATAATTGAAGGAACGGGAACAGTTAGTTCAATTGATACCAACTTAAATCAAATTTCAGTAGATAACATAGTAGGTTTTACAACAATAGCAAATCAATTATATGATATTAGAAGAATAATCGAAACTGCAACAAGTAGTGGGGTTGAGATAGAGCAAGGAAATGACATATTGATATCAGATGTATTAAATGTTTATAGTGATGGGGACACTGATGGGTATGTTGCATCAAACTCTCTCCCTAATTATGATATTACAACTAACATTTTAAAAGAGACAACCAGTGGTTTAAGTCTAGATGGAAAAGATTTTTTAACATCAAAATATAGTTTCATACAATTTACACCACCCTCTAATCAAAATATTAAATTCATACAAGGTGACGCAGTTATTTACAGTCCTCAAACAGAAGTTTTATCTGGTTTAGAGTCTGGAAGAACTTATTATGTTGATCCTATTATTCCTCCTGTAGGAGCAAATATATCAAAAATAGCACTATATCAATCACGCAGTCAAATAGGAACAGCAAGCACTGTTCAGATAGGTATTGGAACTACTTCTACACAGGATCATTCTTTTATTTTCAAATCTCATGAGAATAGAAAGTTACAGTCAGATAAAATTTTAAGAAGAATACCATTATCACAAAATTTATCAATATCCTCTAAACATGAAGCACCTATTAATGATATAGGAATATTAAGAGATGGTGTACAAATAAGATCTCCAATATCAGATGATGTAATATATTATGGAAATTTAGAATCTGTAGATGTTTTAAATGGAGGTAGAGATTATGATGTAGTAAATCCACCTTCAATAAGCGTAGAGGGTTCTTCAGGAACAACTGCTCTAGTCCAACCAGTTATTAGAGGTAGCGTTGAAGAAGTTATAGTCGATCCACAAAAATTTGATATTGAGTCTGTAAAAAGTATTTCCGTAACAGGAGGTAATGGATCTGGATGTATTTTACAACCTGTAGTTGGTATAAGAAACAGATTTGTAGAATTTGATAGCAGGGATATATTTTTCAATGGTGGAATTGATATTAATGATGAGACAATTACTTTTAAAGATGATCATAATTTAGAAAATGGACAATTAGTTTATTATGGTAGTAATGGAAATTCACCAATAGGTATTGGTGCCCCATATGATACAAATAATATCATCACAGGAACTTTATCTGATGGTGATCCATACTATGTAAGAGTTGTAAATCCAAGAACAGTTAGAATATTCAATTCAAGAGAGGATGCCCTAGCAGGTGTTGCTGGTATTAATACTGTTGGATTATCCACGGATACAGGTGCGAGTGGAATTCATCGTTTTAGAACAGAAAATAGAACAACTCTTATTTCAGTCAAAGTTTTAGAGAAAGGTTCTGGATATACAAATCGTAAATTAAGAGTTAATCCAACAGGAATTTCTACATCTTACGATACAATTAATTTCACAAATCATGGTTTTGAAACCGAAGATATAGTTGAATATAATTTTGAGTCTGGTGGTTCAATAATATCAGGATTAAGCACATCTAATCAGTATCATGTTGTAAAGGTTGATGATAATTCATTTAAACTTACATCAGGTTTGGTTAATTTTGATAAGAAAAAATACGTCAATCTTACATCATCTGGAGTTGGTTTGCAGGAATTTTTCTATCCTGAAATTAAAGTAAATATTGAAGTATCATATGGATCTACAGTTACTGGATCATTTAACCTTACTCCTGTTGTTAAGGGTGAAATAATAGATGCGTATGTATACAATAAGGGATCAAATTATGGATCTACAATTTTAAACCACCAGATAAAACCTGATGTCAACATTCTGACTGGCAAAAATGCTGCAATTAAACCGATTATTGTAAATGGAAGAATCGATGATGTAGCAGTTGTAGGTAAAGGTGAAGGATATTTTTCTACCCCTGATTTAGAAATTAGAGACACTGGATCTGGATCGGGAGCAATCGTAAGACCGATAGTTGAAAATGGACAAATTATTAACGCTATTGTAATAAACTCTGGTTTAGGGTATAATGCATCAACCACAGAGATAAGAGTGGTTCCTAGAGGGTCTAATGGAGTTCTTGGAGCAGTAATTAGACCTCTAAAATTAAATAGGGCAGAAAGATTTGGTGATTTTAATCTTACATCTAGAAAAAATTCATTTGGATTTAGTATTCTTGGTTACTCACAAGAAATAGCTAAAACTTTAGAAAATAGTTTTACCACTAAAAATAATGGTGATTTTAATGAAATAACTTCACATTCACCAATAATTGGTTGGGCATATGATGGAAACCCAATATATGGACCATTCGGATATTCTGATCCAGACAATATAAATTCTGATTTAAAAATATTATCTCCTTCATATAAACTTGATATTTCAAAAGTTGAAAATAGACCAACTGGTTTTAAAGGTGGATTTTTTGTAAATGATTTTATATATGATGGATTAGGTGACTTAGATATACATAACGGTAGATTTTGTAAAACACCTGAGTTTCCAAATGGAATTTATGCATATTTTGCTTCTGTTGGAATATCATCTGCAACTGGAAAATTAGAAGGTAAATATCCATATTTTATAGGGAATACTTATAGATCTCCTTTGATAAATGATAATAGTATTTTAAATCACGATTTTGATTTTAACAATTCAAACTTACTAAGAAATACGTTACCATATCTTGTTGATGAAGAGTTTGGTGATAATGATTTTATTATTGAATCAAATGAAACAATAAGACAAATTTCAAAAATTGAGTCGGTAACAAAGGGTGATATAAATGATATAACCGTTTTAGATGGTGGAGAAGGATATAAAGTTGGTGATCTAACTGTTTTTGATAATACAGACACAAATGGATCTGGATTTAGTGCTAAAGTAGATGAAATTGTTGGTATTGGTGTTTCTAGAATAGATACAACTTTAGAAAAATTTGAAAATGCTGTATTTACTTGGAAAGATAATGATAATGTAACTGCGAATTTACTTCCTTTCTTTGAATTGAATAACCAAACTTCAATATCAGTATCAGGATTAAACACTAGTATTGTTAATTTAACAGGATCATTTAAAGTTGGAGTTTCTACTGATACTATAGGTTTAGCAAAAACTATGGCA